GTATAATTATATTTTCATTATCAGAAAGTTTTTCTATAACTGAATAAATATCTTTTATAAGATCATCTAGATCTTTTTGTTGAGACATATTATTTTACCTTTCTATGTTTAACAAAGTGAAGCTTCCTTGTTTCAGGATTAAAGCCGACTAACTGTACGCCTAGTTTAATTTGTTTTTTAGTTCTGTTATTTTTGATTACATAAGAACAAGTTCGACTATCTATTGATAATGTTTTTACATCTAACAAAAGTAAATTACCTTTATTATCTTTAGCAATTATATCAATAGGGCCAGTGCAACCACAATTTTTAAATACTTCATAGCCGTTGTCCCAGAGCCATGTAACTGCATAATGTTCTGCTATGTCTCCAG